ACTTTATAGCTACGGCTAGGTAGCTACTTTATAGCTACGGCTAGGTAGCTACTTTATAGCTACGGCTAGGTAGCTACTTTATAGCTACGGCTAGGTAGCTACTTTATAGCTACGGCTAGGTAGACCCGACAGGGGGACCGGGCGGGAATCAGTCCCCCCGAACAAATCCCACTAATTTTGAAACTAATTCTTGGGATTGCTAAAACCCCCCTAAATCACCCCCCCCCTCTCAAAAAAATTTTTTTAGTAAATCCCCCAATGATTCTGGCAGGTTGTCCCCCCTTACTCTCAAAAGATGAAGATAGTTCTTGACTTTTGTGTGAAAATAGTGTATAATGTATGTAACAAGTGAGGGATTTGTTAAAACAAATAGGGAGTTTATATAATGTGGAGGAATGATGTTTGAATATGGGGGGATTACTTATCTTTGGGAAGATTGTACGGTAGGATTTCTATGCCCCACATGTGAGGCAGAATTGGTAGCTGATAGTCAGGATGGGGAATGTATATGCGAGTGTGGCTTTAAATACCACCTATCGTCTAACTTGTTTGGGGGAGGGTTTGACACAAAAATACCCATACACTTGTGTCAAAAACCTAATTATAGGGAGGGGATCATGCCGTTAAATTATAAACTGTCTCATAAAGAATACCTTGCAGAATCCCCAGGTATTTTTAAAGATTCAAAACTAACATTCAAAATAACTGGTGATAAGTATGAGGTGCAACGTATTGCCGATGCTATCCAAAAGGCTATTGCAGAAAAGGGGGAAGTATGACAACAGATGCAAAGGAGGTTGTCTGCTGTACTTGTTATAGTACTATGACTACAGGGATATGTACTTGCGGGGGAACTGTGTTTAATGATATGGGATATATAAAGGATGACTTGGCTAGAGGGGGGATACGTTTCAAGCCACTTAAAGAGGTTGTCTGTTGTACATGTTATGGGGGGGTGGAATGTACCTGTGGGGCAGCGGTAGAGATTACAACTCCCAAAGTATGGGTTGTCTTTGACCCACTATATGAGAGGGTAGTGTCTGTTCACTCTACTGAGGGTGGGGCAGAGGGAAGGTGCCTCAAGGAGAATAAGAGAGTAGATACTAATTTAAAAGAGACTAATAGGTTTAGTGGTTATTACTTGTTTGAAGTACAAGAGTTTGAATTGGAGGGATAGATGAATAAAGTATATAAGGCAAGGTACCCAAAGTACAGTGAACCAATACCCCCAATACTCCACCTACTCTTTATGAATCTAATATTGATTATTGTTGTCTTTATACCCCTACTGTGGCCTATAGGGATATGGTGGTTATTGAGGGGAGATTAGGATGGATAGTTATGGTAAGGAAATAATTATAGACTTAGTAGATTGTAAATCAGATACATTTACACGGGGGTCTATAAAGGGGTATTGCATTAAATTATGTGAATTAATAGATATGGACAGATGTGATCTACATTTTTGGGATTACAGGGGATACCCAGAAGAGTATGAAGAGGCCCCAGATCACTTAAAGGGGACTTCAGCAGTACAGTTTATAAAAACATCTAATATTACAATACATACTTTAGATGTCTTAAAGTCTGTCTTCTTGAATGTGTTCTCATGTAAAGATTTTGACTCAAATACCGTAATAGAATTTTCAGAGGGGTGGTTTGGTGGCACATGCCTTGACTCCCACTTAGTTCAAAGGGGTAAGGTATGAATGTTGTGTTGATAATCCCAACTGGATTAGGTGCAGAAATTGGGGGTCATGCGGGGGATGCTAACCCAGTAGCTAAGTTAATTGCGGGATGTTGTGATATCTTAATAACCCACCCAAATGTTGTTAATGCATCTGATCATAATGAAATGACAGTTAATACATTATATGTTGAAGGGAGTATATTAGATAGATTCTTGCGGGGGGAAATTAAATTAAAACCAGTTAAGACATATAATAGGATATTATGTGTAGTAAACCCACCAATAACTAATGAAAGTATAAATGCAGTATCAACTGCAAGGATGACACTTGGTGCTGATATAAAGGTATTGGAATTGATAGAACCTTTAATTATGAAAGCATATTTTAAGGGGGGGAAAGCTACTGGTTCTGTTTCTGGTATAGATGCCCTCATTGAACAAGTTAATGAGTACTACGACGAATTTGATGCCCTTGCATTACATACAAAAATTGATGTTGAGGATGTGGAAGGGGCTTTAAAGTATTTAAATAGTAGTGGTGGTGTAAACCCTTGGGGGGGAGTTGAAGCAAAAACATCTAAAAGAATTGCTGATGCATTAGACAAGCCAGTAGCACATGCCCCATTTGGGCATACAGTAGATGCAGATTTTGATGAAATTGTAGACCCCAGGATGGCTGCTGAGATGGTTTCTTATACATACATACAATGTGTATTTAAGGGGTTACATAAAGCCCCAAGGATAAGTAGGGCAAGTGGAATGTCTATAAGTGATATTGACTTATTAATTTCCCCACTATGTTCTGTGGGGGAGCCACATTGGGCATGTGAAAAGGCGGGCATACCTATTATAGTTGTGAAAGATAATAAAGCCCTTGGCAATAAAGAGATGTATTTTAAGGCATGTTCTGATAAATATATATTTGTCAATAATTACCTTGAAGTTGCGGGATTGATAATGGCTATGAAATCAGGGGTTTATTGGAAGACAGTTCTAAGACCTGTAGATAAAACGAGGTGTATATGAATGTTATTTGTCTGTTACATATGTGGGAGTGAAGTTCAGTCTGCACAAAAGTACGAAGACCTAATAGGGAATAAGATCTATATATGTTATAAATGTGGGAAAAAGCGAGAGCATAGGGTGGAATATAAATATAGACGAATTAATGATAAAGTGAGGGGAGGGTAATGTATGTAACATCACTATCAATTCTATTAGGGTGTGTATGTTATTTCTATGGATGGTATAGGACAAGGAGGGGGATAAATATAAGGAATAGAATCTTATTAACATCTAGGCTTAAAGCAATAGATGCTAATATGTATGAATTGGCTAGAATCTTTAAAATAGAATTAAGATAAGGGGGGAGTTTATGAAATGAAAAAATTTAATAAAGTTATAGGGATTTTTTCTATTGTCTTGTCAATATTAATAGTGAGTTGTATATATCCTAAAAAGTGGAATATTAACACACTAAAACCTGCTATAGAAGAAATGTTAATTATAACTACAGTTGGTGAAGTTGCATATGATATACCTAATGGTGGACAAACAGAAATACCAACTATATCAATAAATATAGAAGCTGCTGCTATACCTCTAAAAGATAATTATATATTAGCTTTAACACATTGTACAGAATTACCTAAAGAACTTCCTACATTCTTCTTTATGGTCCCTGTAAAAGTTATAAAGCCGGCAGAGTTTTCAATTATTGTAGGTGGGGAATCTGTTGCACTTAAATTAATAGGAAGATTTGAAGATATATCATTATTTAAATCACCAGTAGATATTAAACCATATCCCGTTGAATTTTCTAGTACTTTTGATTATGAACCAGGAACAGAGGTTCTTTCAATAGGTTTTTCTTTTGCACTGGTAAAGAATATAAAAGATGGTGTAATTTCAAACCTTAATCCAAATGATGTAATTGAGTATACCGAATATACATTTATGCATTCTATTCCTACAAACTCTGGGGACTCTGGAACTCCTATATTAGTACAAGATATTTTTGGGGATTATAAAATTATTGGTATAATTCAAAGTGGGTTTCATGGAGTTGAGGGGATTGGATTTGCTTTAAGATCAGATTATATAGTTAAGGTAATTGAGTTAATTAAATTTATTTATGGGTTTAGATCTACTGGTATAGTATATATGGGGGATTAATGAAAAATAACAAGATTAAGTTTCCTAAAACAGTTAAAGTTGGTGGGATGATCTATAATATTATATTCCCTTATATATTTATAGATCAACCTACTTATTTAGGATTACATAATGGGGTTTCTACTGCAATTCGTATTGCAGATACATACCAAGAATGTAAAAGGGAGAACCAGATAATATTAGAAATCTATATACATGAATTATTACATGCTATTGATTTTGTATATGGATTAGATAACATAGACGAGCCTATTCTTGGGGTATATGCACGTGCTTTACTACAAGTATTACAAGATAATGAGCTTTATTTATATAATACTAAAATGCCAAAAAAGATAAAGATTGGATGTTTTACTTATAAGGTTAATTTCCCATACGCTTCACCAGAAATATCTAAGACTAAAGTAGCAACAACATCTAATTCAAAATTGATAATCAGTATAGATGATAATGATGGATCAGAAAAGTTTAATAGGAAATTTATAAAAGTTGTTTTAATACATGGGATTATGAGTGCTATTTCCTGTGTATATTTTAATGGAGAGGATGAGTCACAAAGTATTATTGATATGAAAAGAACATCAATATCTCATGGATTATATCAAGTGTTTGTAGATAATAAAGTTGATATCCTAATAAATAAGTATAAAACAAAGTAGGTGATTTTATAATGACTGGATTAAGGTGGGAAGATTTAACAGACAAAGAACGATGGAGGTATGTAAATCAAGATTTTGTCAGAGGATATGAACTTCTTCCAAAACGGAATGGGTTGGATGTTAGTAATGAAGACGCAGACTTTTGGGGGTGTGTTAACTTAGAAAATTCTAGTAAGTTAAGAAAAACAATAATTAATTTATATAAAGATGGAAAACAAACAGAAGAAATAGCATATCATGTACCCCTATCTTGCAGTCAAATAAATAGAATATTAGAAGAACATAGGAATGAACTCTCTATAAAAGAACAAATATTAACTCTATATAAGAAGGGCTTAACTAAAAAACAAATAATTGCTAGACTTGATTGTACACTTAGATATATAAATAAAATAATAGGTGAGAATTTAAACGCATAGATTTTAGATTTAACTTATTATAATTATTAGTAAATCTAACCAAATAACTATAGCCTTCTTTCGTTAGTAGAAAAGTAATAAAAATAGAATGTTATAATACACCCAATATGTATACCTACACTAAAATTTAATAACAATGGGTTGTGTATAGCAGTTCTATTTTTATATTCTACTGAAGGGAGGTTTTTTTATGCCTGTTCTAAAATGCGGTAAGAAATATCGTATTGGAAAAGGGAAGTGAATGTATAAAACTAAAGCCTCTGCTGAGAGAGCTTATCGTGGTTATTTGGGTGCAAAGAACTCAAAAGGAAAATATAAAGGGAGTAAACGTGGCTAATATTTCTGGTGCAGATAAATTTAAAAGACTTCATGTTATAAAAGAAGCAATTGACGAAGGTAAGACAGATATACAAATTGCTGAAGAGTATGGTATGAGTCTACGTACTGTACAAAGAAATAGAATATATCTTAAAGATCTTGCTATAGCAGATTTAACCAATAAAGAGATTTCTTCAAAACGTGAAGAATTATATCTAGAACTTTTAGAAGCTACTGGTGAAATAAGGGGATTATTTGATTTTTATAAAACCCCCCAAATATGTCCTATTTGTAAAGGTAATAGGGTTATTACAGTAGACGAAAAGAGCAATCCATGCACCTTATGTCATAGTAAGGGAGTTATACATTTCCCGAAGGAAGCAAGACGATTTTATGATGCTTGGCTTGAAGCAGTTGAACTTAGAGCAAAATTATATGGTTTAGATACTATAAAGGTGGATTCCTTAGTACAATTAAATCAATTTAATCAATATAGTAGTATACCCGATATTATTGATGCAGAATCTGGAAAGACTCTAGCTGATATGATTAAAGTTAGGCATGAGAGTAAATTAAAGAAATTAAGTTAATTCCTATGGAGGTAGGAACTATTGGGGATAAAAGATCAACTAGAACAAAAGTTTGATGGTGGGCTACCGGGGTATCTTAAGGATTACTTCGACTCAAAAGATATAAATGATATAAAAAATATGTCTATGTCTGATGAGGAGTTCTGGGAACATAATCAAACTGAATTAGTTAAACAAAGAAGGAAAACAAATCATCCAGTTTTTACGGAATCTTCTAGAAATACAGAAAGAGTAGAAGAAGAAAGAAACTTATCTAAAGAAGAAATAAAAGTTCTTATCAAATTGTGCGAAGATGATATGTATCTATTTGCGATACGTTATTTTCCACACTATCTAAAAAAACCAAGTAGTGAATTACATAAATTTATATATGAATTACTATCCTCAGAAATCAACAATAAAGAAAGAAATAAAGGGTTTAAGTGGGCAGTTGCAGCGCCCAGGTCACATGCAAAATCGTCATTAGTATCAGCAATCTTTCCACTATGGTGCATATGTTATAATAAGAAGAAATTTATAATCCTAGTTTCTAATACAGCAGGACAAGCTGAAGATTTTTTATCTGATGTAAAAAGAGAAATTTTACATAATGAGAAATTAAAGAGAGATTTTCCACACATTATTGGTCAAGGTCCAATATGGAGAGCTAGTGAGATTATCACATCTAATGATGTAAAGATGTTAGCTCTTGGTTCTGGAAACCAAATTCGTGGTAGACGTTTTGGTGTATATCGTCCTGACCTTATTGTTGGGGATGATATAGAATCTTCTGAAGACATAGCCTCAGAATCAAAGAGAGATTTCTTACGTAATGAATGGTTTGATAAAGATGTGCTTTTTGCCGGCGGTGGAGAAGACTACATAACTGACTTTTTTATTGTTGGTACAATTCTTGGTAGTGACTCTTTATTAAATAATTTAGTTAATCCAACAGTTTATCCAGATTGGAATAGTAAAATATTTAGAGCAGTTATAAAATTTTCTCATTCTAAATTATGGAATAAGTGGGCTGAATTATATCGTGATAGATTTAATGATAATAGAATAGAAACAGCTCGTAATTTTTTCATTACAAATGCAATAGAAATGTTAGAAGGTACGGAGGTATTATGGCCAGAAGGTGATCCGTATTATAATAACATGATTGAAAAGTTCTTTCGACCAAGTGCATTTGAGACAGAAAAAATGAATAGTGGTAGTGACCCAACAAAAATTCTTATTAAGATGGATCAACTTCATTTTAAAAGATTTTCATCTTCTGAAATACAAGAAATAATAAAAAGTAAAAGACGAGCTATAAGGTATGGTGCATTAGATCCAAGTTTAGGTAAAAAATCAGATTCCGGTGATTTTAGTTGTATTGTAACATTAGTACGTGATTTAAAATCTGGATATTTATTAGTCGAAGATATAATGTTGGATCGTATATCAGTAGAGGGCCAAATACAAATTATAATCGAATATCATAATACTTTTCATTATCATCTTTTTGGTATAGAAACTAATGCTTTCCAATATGTTGTTGCTGAGAGCTTACGTAAAACATCTAGAGAGTTAGGTATTCCTGTACCTATAAAAGAATTACCAAACTATTTAGATAAAAAATTAAGATTTGAAGGAATAATCTCTTTCTTAGTTGATGGAACAATAATATTTGATTTAGACAAATATGAGAATGATCAACAATATGCAGAAGCTATTGATCAATTATGTCTTGTCACAGGTAAGGGAGATTCTCATGATGACTCATTTGATGCTCTTGAAATGGCAGTTAGAATAGCAAGAGCAAAAAAATTTAAAAGAATAACGAAACAAAATAAAGAACAGATATAACTTTAGAAAATCTGAATTAGTAAAGAGGTTAAGTAGTTTTAATGATGATTTGTCTGAGTATCAGAATATGATACAAAATGGCTTCAATAGAATTTGGGATTGTGGAAATCTCAAATATGAATTAATAATAGAGGGGAATGTAGATGCCTGATAAAGTACAGATAAGCGATAGAACTCATCCATTATATGATAAAAATCTAGATTTATGGTCTTTATATTATGCTAGTGCTCAAGGCGGAGAGAACTTTATCACAGATGCGAACTTATTCAGCCATAGGCTCGAAGACTCGGATGACTATCAAGAACGTCTTGATAGAGCCTACTTCCTTAATTTTTGTGATACAATTCCAACTATCTATAATTCTTATATTTTTAAATCTGAAATAGAAAGAAAACCAGATGTTACTTTAGATTTATTTAGGAGAAATGTAGATGGTATTGGTACAGATATATCTGAATTTACTAAAAGAATTGGATACCTAGCTTCTGTTTATGGGGTTATGCATGTATTAGTAGATATGCCTCAAGAAGTAACTAAAACTAAACGTACTAAATCTAAAGGGTTAAGTAGAGCCGATACTAAAAATGTGACACCATATGTGTCTGCAATACACCCAGTTAAGTTAAAAGATTGGAGTGTAGATGCTTTTGGTAAGTTTAGATGGGTAGTTATTGAATTAGAACATTATGAAGATAGTGATGTTACTGTAGAAAGAGTTGAACAAACACTTTATAAAGTAATTACATTAGAAGAATGGTGGATAGAAGATGAAGATGGGGGTAAGGTAAAGTTTGAAGATGGTTCTATATCAGAAGGTACAAATGAATTAGGGATAATTCCAATTGTTACAATGTACCACAAAGACCTATCCAATAATAAAGTTGGAGAATCTTTACTTAAAGATATAGTTTATGTTAATAGAATTATAATGAATTGGTGTTCTTGTATTGATGAGATGATAGAAAGACAAACATTCTCACAACTTGTAATCCCAGACGATGGTACTATGTCTGAACTTAAAGAAGGGGGAAGTGACCCCTTACAATCTGTTGGCACTTCGTCTATATGGACTTACCCCTCAGATTCTAAAACTCCGCCTGGATTTATAAGTCCAAATGCAGAGAACTTATCCGTAGTTTGGCAATTAGTTGCAGATCATATTAAAGAGATTT